ATAGCAAGTGCGGCACCATCGTTTTGAACCTCAATACGAGTGTGTGCCAGAACGTTTGTGTTACCAATTCCACCAACAGAGGTTCGCTCAGTTGTGGAGATTGACATTTGTGCTACTGTGTTTGTTCCCACAACTAGCTCTGGGTCGTTAACGTCGATATCGACACCCATTACCACAAAGACCTCTTGGTCAAGTGCGTTTAGTTGTAAATCTACTTTCTCACTTGTGAAAGTGTTCGCTGCTGATTCACTCAATCCTTCTGAAATTACGATTAGGCTTGATGTCTGCTTGAGTCCCTTGGGCATCATACCCTATGATGATAGGGTGAATCTTATTATATTTCTTGTAACCCTTGTCTTGAACATCTGGGCCGTCTTTGGCGTGATTTGGGGCGTAGCCCCATGAATCTAAGCCTGTTTGTACCGTTTTTGGGTTTATTTAATTAAATAAAACCGATTCGGGTCTAATAATGGACGGACTACCGGCTAAATATCAATCAAACGAGCGAAATTTGTACGCAAAACAGGGTAACAAATGGATAATTGTTGGTAAAATCGACATGAGAACAAAAGAAGTTCTTGTGATTGCAGATACCGAGTATACTCGGTCTGGCAATGAAAAACGTTCCAGAAAGTGGAAGTGGGTGGAATAATGAGAGTAATCAAGACTTACAACCTATCAAGCCATGTAGTTGAGGACCTAAATGACAATGTTAGACGCAGGTATCGTTCAAAATGGGTTGAAGATGCTATCAAAGAAAAACTAACTAGAAAAAACGAGTTTGATTTACACGATATTCCTACCTGGGAGATACTCGGACATGTCGAAACATTCCGATGGACGAAGTTAACCAAGGCAGAAAGGGCAGTAATTCGAGATATTGTCGATAGATTAAGGGAGGCGGGAGATTAATGACATCATTTTACAAAAAAATTGACTGCGCATGTGGCAAACAAGAATGGATGGTCGTCAATATGTACGATAACAGAAATTGCATAATAGCAAAATGTTGCTACACAGATATTGATATTGAAATTATTACTATTAATTACAGTGTTTAAACTAACGGATGATATTTGCGAACATGTCGAACGTATGTTTTTGATGTCTTAAATTTCTTAGAACAATACGGACAAACTATCATTTTAATGCCTTCTTTGTCGCACGATGGGCTCTCTTCATCAGTTTAGTTACTGCTGTGCGTGGATGCTTTTTCTTTAGCATCTTTAGTTGCTTAGATAACTCACGATTATATTTAGACCTCTTGCGTTTCTTAGGTTTCTCAATCTCTGCAACTAGAGTTGCACCTTCAGATTCTCTCTCAGACCTAATTAGTGTCATCAATGCTTCATATTCTTCAATGGTCATAGTTACTGTTGGCAAATTAATTCCTCCTGGTAATCGATGCTAATGCTATTCCAGATGCTACAAGTTGTGCAACATTGCGTAATCTAGGGTTAGTCAAAGCAATCCACTGAGCCTTAGCCGCTAAACGCCTATCAGCCGCAGCAGTGCAGCCACCTCGTCCGGCGCAAGCCCTGTCGTGGTCCCTACAAGCACAATCAAGACTATCCACACAAGGCGATTTGAAGTCGCCTCCTTGCAGTTTGTAGTCTCTTGCAGAGATGTTTCTTCCATCGGTCCAGTTGGGTCCACACCATCGGCCATGTATAGCCACCAAGTAAAACCCCACCATCAAGCGGATAACAATTCTGACTGGACAAGGCTGCTGAAAATTGCTGCGTCTGCGCGTGCGCGGTAGCCGTATAGTCTAGCGTTACCAAATAGAACACCGGCGTTTCCAGTGCCCTGTATGTTTAGGTGGAAGTCGTTGGTTGCAATAATGCCCAGATATTCAAGAGAAGTTGAAGGAGCGCTGTTGCTTGTGTATTCGCCACGGATAGCAAGTGCGGCACCATCGTTTTGAACCTCAATACGAGTGTGTGCCAGAACGTTTGTGTTACCAATTCCACCAACAGAGGTTCGCTCAGTTGTGGAGATTGACATTTGTGCTACTGTGTTT